TCACGATGTTCGGGTGGTCTGTGACAACCGTTGATCGGGCCACGCGACCGGCAGCCACGGCAGCTGGCTGATCGCCTCGGCCTTTGCCGCAAGCGGGGTTGTTTCGCTATAGCGCTCGGTCGTCACGCTGTCGCCTGTATGGCCGAGGATATCCTTGATCACCCGCTCCGGCACAGTGCCCATATGCGTCAGCCGGGTCGTCACGTAATGCCGGAAGCTGTGGAAGGATTTCCTCTCCGACGCTTCGCCCAGCTGTTGTTCCTTGATTCGCCGGAACTTGTAGTCGATCTTGTCGCCAAGCTTGACATTCTTCGGGGTGCGCTGGTCCGCAAAGAGCATCCCGGCCCCTTCGGCCACCAACCTCTGCGCCTGCTCCAACAGCCCCAGATCCACCAGCTGCGGATGCAGCGGCACATCGCGCGTGGAGGCGAGGGTCTTGAGGCCTCGGATCCTGTTCGGCTTGATCCGGATCGTCGGGACCCCATCAACAAGCGCGATCTCGTCGGGCATCAGCCCTGCGATCTCTGCCCGCCGCGCGCCCGAAAGTGCAGCAATCACAGGCAGCCAATATAGCCCGTCTGGCACGATGACCTTACCGGGCTGATCCCATGAATTGCGGCGACTGCGGCCTTGCCAAACCGGATGCCGGAAAATCGCCTGAACGTCAGCCTCGGTGTAGGCCACCCGGACATCCCGGTCGCGTTGGCTCTTGCGCGGGCGCAGGGATGAGATGTCGATCAGGGTCAGGGAGTGATAACCTTCGCTCGCGCCCTTGGTCACGATCTGGCCGATATAGTTGAGGTTCCGGTGGATCGTAGCGTCGGAAAGACCCGGCTCGCGGGCTGGCTTTGCCTGTGCCTCCGCAAGAATTTGCTGAAGGCTTTTCCCCTTGTCCCTGGATGACTTGCGGTAGCTTTTGGGCAAAACCCGCAGCACGTCGACAAATTGTGCGACATGGGTTTGGCGCAGAGTGCGGATGTCGGTGATGCCGGTTGCTTCGGCAAACAGCTGGAACACCTTGCCCATCTGGGCGATGGTTTGGTCGCTGATCTTCTGCTGGGCCTTGAGCGCCGCGAACCGTTCCACCAGCGCCGACCATGCCGGATCGTAGGCGTTGACAGATGTGCTATCGACCGGAGGCGTGGCGATTGGGGGCGTGGTATCGGCCCGCCTGCGCGGCTCCGGCTGTAAAATGGCGTGATTGCGCGTCTCGCCGGTGATAATGCGTTCCAGACATGCCCGCGCATCCTCGCGCGACAGGCCATGAGCGGTCATATGTTCAAAGACATGATAGCTTTCGGCGGTGACGCTTGCACCGAGACGACGCGCGAGCAGCGGGTCATTCGTGCGCAGGCTGATTTGCAAGATCGTGCCGCCAAGACGGGCAGGCAGACGCCTGCGCCAGACATAGCTCGCACCGCGGCGGTAGAGATTGGATTGTCGTCCCATGGTAGCCCCTCAAAGGAGGCGGACCGGAACCCGGATTTGGCCATTTGGGATGTGATACGTATCACACCCACACAGAAATCACCCCTGAAAGAGTGATTTTACCAATACCATCAATTCGTTGGATGATTTTGGCTCCGGCGGTAGGGATCGAACCTACGACCAATTGATTAACAGTCAAGATTTGCGGTCAAACGTCACCTAACTTTGTAAAGCTATCGGTTCATGAAAATACCATACATAGAAAGTATTTACTTGAATGGTGAGCCTCTGATACTAACTTGGGGTAACGGTCGCAAACCGGCCAATTCGTTACCCCAGTGTTACCCCAGAGGGAAAATTGACTATGGCGAAGGCACTCACGACTAAGGCGATTGAAGCCGCGAAACCGGACGCTAACCGCCGCGAAATTCCTGACCCTTCGCTGTCCGGGCTTTATCTTGTGATCCAGCCAAGCGGGGTGAAATCCTGGGCCTTGCGCTACCGCTACGCGGGCAAGCCAAAGAAACTGACCTTGGGGCGCTGGCCTGTCATGGGATTGGCCGATGCGCGCGCCGCCGCAACTGATGCTATCGAGGCGGTGGAGCACGGCAACGATCCGAGCGCGGCGAAGAAGCGGACCAAGGCCGCGCGGATGGAAGCGCAGCTATCTGAGCGCGATAAGATCAAGACGCTGGTGGACCAATTCGGCAAGCGGCACCTATCCACCCTGAAATCCGGCGAAACGGTGAAACGCGAGTTGAACCGGCATGTGGTGGCGGTCTGGGGTGAGCGCGACATTCACGACATAGCCAAGCGTGACGTGATCGACCTGCTAGATGGGATAGCCGATAGCGGGCGTGTCGTGACCGCAAACCGGGTTCGGGCTTATCTGAACAAGTTTCTAAGCTGGTGTGTCGAGCGCGATATTATCGACCAATCCCCCGCGATGGGCGTCAAGCCGGTGGCCAAGGAGAAGAGCCGCGACCGCGTGTTGTCCGATGATGAAATCCGGTGGCTCTGGCAAGCCTGTGATCGGGAAGGCCAGCCGTGGGGGCACCTTGGCAAGATGCTGTTGCTGACCGGCCAGCGACTTGGCGAGGTTGTGAACATAACCGACCGCGAGGTTAGCGGTGATCTGTGGCACCTGAGCGCCGATAGGACAAAAAACGGGCGGGCGCATGACGTGCCGTTGTCAGAGGCCGCGCGGGACGTTCTGGGTGCGGTGGAGCGCGTCAAGGGCGATGCGGGCTATGTGTTCACCACAACCGGCGAAAGCGCCTTGCAAGGCTATCACAAGGGCCGCAATCATATCGCCAAACGCATGGCGGAGATTGCCAGCGACGAACGCGCCGAGCCGGTGGACATTCCGCATTGGACGTTTCACGATCTGCGCCGCACCGCTGCAACCGGCATGGCAAGGCTTGGCATTCCCGTGCGCGTGACTGAGGCGGTGCTAAACCATGTGAGCGGCACGGCAGGCGGCATTGTGAGCGTCTATCAAAGGCACGATTATGCAGATGAAAAGCGAGCCGCGCTTGACGCATGGGCGCGCGTTGTCGGTGATCTGGTGGACGGCCCAGCGGAGAACGTGGTGCGGATTGGCGAGGTCCGGGCGTGAATGAGTGGGGCATACCAAATTGGCTTGACCCATTCACCTATGGCGAAACAATCAATTGGACGCGCAATCGCTGGCGATGGGAGTTTTTGCGACGACGCGATGATGTGCGATCTGCCTTCGATGATGAAGCTGAAAACAGCTATTGCTACTGGTCGAAATTTGCAGGAAAAGAAGGGTTTCCCGTTGCGCATCTGCGCCCGGATCAACCCGGCTTTACTGCCATGCATCCGCTTGCCCGATCCTTGGGCTTGCCGCGCCTACCTAATCCGAGAATTGGAGAGCAGCCGTTTGATGTAATCGGATTTAGTGACTGGGCGGAAGGCGTGGCACAGTTTTATTCCGAAGAACCGCCTGAGGGATTTGAGCGTGTAGACTTTGATCTGAGCAAGCCCCTTGAACCTCAATTGGAATGTGCAAAACAATTGCTCAAGGAGATGCAACGCACCGCCCATGGCAAGGCTATTCAGAAGCGGCGGCATCCGACGAAATGGTTAACCTATCTGCGCATCCTAGACGGTAGAGAGGCAGGCGCATCGTGGGCAGAACTGACCGGCTTGCTGCCTTCCCGTAACGGAACGGAACAGGCGGCGCGGGACGCATGGCAACAAGCCGACGCTTTGCGATTTAATTTCTGATTTTCTTCCGCAATACCGGCAAGCTAATTCCTGTGAATATTGAGGGGCCTAACCTGTTCTAACGAGGTAGGCCCATGACTTCCAAATTGCTGACGGCGGCGGCGGTGCGCGATGCACTTGGCGGCGTCTCCGATATGACCCTCTGGCGCTGGCTGAATGACCCAGCGCTGAACTTCCCCAAGCCCATCTACATCGCCCGTCGCCGCTACTGGCGCGAAGCTGACGTTTCCGCATGGTTGGACGCTCAGGCTGAGGTAGCAGCATGAGCAATTATGAAACGAAAAACGCCGGGGCAGCGGCAACTGCACCCGACGCTAAGACCGTAATTGAAGCAGTCCAGCTTCCCCCGAAAGATAGCCCAGAATGGGCCGGAGCGCCAGCGATTATCCTGCGCCATTTCTGCGGGGTGGCGGCATGACCCGTATCCCGTTCAACATCTTCCCCGTTGGCCCGGACAAGGCCCCGCTTGTGGCAGGCTGGCAGGATAAGGCCACCCGCGACGGCTACACCATATCGCAATGGGAGGCCCACGGGGCTGTCGCATGGGGCATCCCATGCGGCGAGGCCAACGGCTTGTTTGTGATCGACTTGGACGTGGACAAGGCCACGGGCGAGCCGATGGGCGAGGCCAGCTTGAAGGCTCTGCCCCGCTACGCGGGCCTGCTGGATTGCGCGAACGTCTACACGCCCTCAGGTGGGCGGCACATCTATTGCCAGCACTTCAATGGTGCGCGCAACACGGCGAACAAGATCGGCCCCAAGATCGACACGCGCGGGCAAGGCGGCTACGTGGTCGCGCCTGGATCGTTTGTCGAGGGCGGTTCCTATCTAGGCCACTTCCCTGAGACGTTGCCCCCGGTCCCCATGGGTCTGCGGGCGATGCTGTTGCACACGCCCTCGGCACCGGTCCGAACCTTCGACCGCCTGACGCCCACGGGCGAGGTGGAGGAACTGCTGACCCACATCCCGGCGGATATGCCTTACGGCGATTGGGTGGCCGTGCTGATGGCCTTGCACGACCGTTTCAACGGCTCTGACGAAGGTTTCGCGCTGGCGGATCGGTGGAGCGCGACCGGATCGAAATACCGCAAGGGCGAGGTTGCCGCCAAGTGGCGCAGCTTCAAGCGTAGCGGTGTGTCCTGGGCAACCATCCCCGCGCTGGCCCGTCAAAACGGGGCTGACCTGTCCGACATTGCGCGGAGGTGGGCAGCATGACCGTGATTAACCTCAACATGAACGCTTCCCGCGCGTCCGAGATCGAAACCCGCCTTGTAAGCCTGTCAGAAATCGAGTCGGTGTTGACCAGCAACTACATGGTCAAAGGGTGGCTGGATCGGAATTGCCTTTCGATGCTCTACGGCCCGTCCAACGCGGGCAAGACGTTTGTTGCGCTGGACATTGCCATGCACATCGCGGCGGGCAAGCCTTGGCGCGGTCTACGGGTGAACGGCGGGCCGGTTCTCTACATCGCGGCTGAGGGCGGCGCGGGTATCCGCAACCGCCTTGCGGCGATCAAGCGTGACCGCCCGGAACTGGCGGCGGCACCCTTCACCCTTTTGCCTGTCGGGCTGGACCTGCACGGCCAAGGCGATGCAATGGCCGTCTGCGAGATCATGCCGGACGCTGACCCGGCGCTTGTGGTGATCGACACCTTGGCCCGGTCTATGGGCGTGGGCGATGAGAACACGGCCAAGGATGCGGCCATGTTCGTCCGTAACTGCGACCTGATCCGCGAGGCGACCGGCGCGCACGTCATGGTCATTCACCACACCGGCAAGGATGAGGACCGGGGCGCGCGTGGATCGTCTGCCCTGCGGGCGGCGGTGGATAACGAGATACAGGTTACAGCCGATTGGGAGATCATATCCCGCAAACAACGCGATCAAGAACCGCCTGAGCCGCTGCATTTCAAGCTGCGCGCTGTGGTGCTGGGCTGCGATGAAGATGGCGACCCCGTGACAAGCGCGGTGGTGGACGTGGCCGAACCGCCCAAGCCGGAACGCAAGCCGCTCAAGGGCAAGAATGAGGTGGCCATGCAGGCGCTATATGACGCTCTGCGCGACCACGGCGAGACCAAGAGCGGCAACCTGTATCCGTCCAACCGCAAGGTGGTGCATGTGGACTGCTGGCGGGAAGCCTGTGACGCCCACGGGCTGACCACGGGTGTGAGCGATAGCGCGGCCCGGACTGCATTCATGCGCGCCAAGACCAAGCTGATGGACATGGACGAGGTGCGCGAGTTTGGCGGCTATGTGTGGAGGGTGCAGGATGATGACTAACCGTCACAATCGTCACAGCCCGTCACAGTGCGTCACATGTGCAGGCCAGAATGACCGTCACAAACGTCACACAACACTAGGAAGTGTGACGGGTGTGACGCTGGCGAAGATGGCCGCTGGAATGGTCCCAATGCCCCTTTTTCTGAGTGGGCAGGAAACCGGCGGCATGACTTTTCTTTCGACACACACGGGAGGGCTGGCCGATGGCTAAGACTTCCACGCTGGTGAAACGGTTCTGCAAATCGCTCAAGGTTCCGACCGGGCGGCTGGCCGGGAACGAGATCAAGCTGGCCCCGTATCAGAACCAGTTTATCGAGGGCGCTTTCGGTGCTGACGTGAACGTGGGCGTTCTGAGTGTCGGGCGCGGCAACGGTAAGTCTGCGCTGTCTGCGATGCTCTGCGCGGGCGAATTGCTGGGCGCGTGGTCTGACGCGGCTGAGCGGGAAATCATCATCGCGGCCCGGACCCAAGAGCAAGCCAAGATTGCGTGGAACTACACGGCCAGCTTTATCCAAACCTTGCCTGAGGATGTGCAAGAGAACATCACGATCCGGCGGCAACCCCGGTTTGAAATCCAGTATGACGATCACAACGGCCCGCAGCACATTCTCAAGGCAATCTCTGCGGACGGCAAAAGCGCGCTTGGCTCAAGCCCTACGCTCTGCGTCTTAGACGAACGCGGCCACTGGCCCTTGGCGGCGGGTGACGAACTTGAGGCGGCGTTGCTGACAGGTCTGGCCAAGCGCGACGGCAAGGCCCTGATTATCAGCACCTCGGCCAGCAATGACATGCACCCCTTTTCGCTCTGGCTGGATCGGGATGCACCCGGCGTTTACCGGCAGGAACATCGCCCCACACCGGGCTTGCCTGTCGATGATGTGGAAAGCCTTCAAATCGCTAACCCCGGTTCCAAGTATGGGATCGGCCCCACGCTGACACGGCTGAAACAGGACGCGGCGCTGGCGATGGAACGGGGCGGTTCTGCGCTGTCGCGGTTCCGCCTGCTGACCCGCAACGAACGGGTGGCTGAGGATAATCGGGACGCGCTGCTGACGCTGGACGAATGGCTGGCCTGCGAAACCGACGATCTGCCCCCGCGCCAAGGTCAGGTGGTGATCGGGCTGGATCAAGGTCAATCGGCATCCATGACGGCGGCGGCGTTTCTGTGGCCTGAGACGGGGCGGCTTGAGGCGTTCGGCGCGTTCGGGACGCAACCGACCCTTGAGGCCCGTGGGCAGGCTGACGCGGTGGGTGATCTGTATTCGATTATGCACAAGCGGGGTGAGCTGCTGCTGATGGGCGACCGCACGGTGCCGCTGGCGCAATTCCTGCGGGCAATGCTGGGCAAGGTGGAAGGCGAGAACATCGCGGCCATTGTCTGCGACCGCTTCAAGCAAAGCGAGATTGCGGACGGGCTGGACGCTATCGGCAACCGCGCCCCGGTGATCTGGCGGGGCATGGGATTCCGCGACGGGGGCGAGGATGTGGAGCGGTTCCGCCGCGCCGTATTCGACGGGAAGGTGGCCACCTCGGCCAACTACCTGCTGCGACATGCGATGGCTGAGGCGGCGGTGCAAATCGACCCGGCGGGTAATTCCAAAATCACGAAGGGGCGCAGTATGGGCCGGATCGACGCGGCATGTGCTGCGGTTCTGGCCGTTGCTGAGGGCGCTCGGATCATGGGCCGACCGGCCCGCAAAGCGGGGAGGCTGGCATGGGGCTGACTGAGACGGCAACACGATTGATTGCGAAATATGGACAAGCGGCTGAGGTCCTGCGGCCCGGTGAAGGCACAACGGACGGTTTCGGGGGATACATCCCCGGCCCGGACACGGCACACCCCGGCACGGCTATGGTGGCGACCTTCACTGTGAACGAGGAATTTATTGCCGCTGGCCTGATGGATGTGGGCGATCAACGGGTGCTGGTGTCTGTCGATGGGCTGACGATCACGCCTGAAACGACCGACAAACTGCGGATCGGCACGACCACGCTCGGCATTGTCCGGGTGGTCCCCCATGCCCCCGGCGGCACCCTCTATTTCTGGGAGGTGCAAGCCCGTGACCTCGTTTAAGCGCAAAGAGCATATCCGGCACTCGGCCAAGGTCACGCGCGGCCCGCGCTGGCGCGCTCTGCGGATGCAGGCGCTGGACCGTGATGGCTGGGCCTGCGTTCAGTGCGGCACACGCAAGCGGCTTGAGTGCGACCACGTTCTGCCCGTCAGGACGCACCCCGAACTCGCCTACACCCTGAGCAATTTACAGATTTTGTGCGGTGCCTGTCACACGCGCAAAACCCGAATTGAGGTGGGGCACAAGCCCCTGACCCCAAAGCGCCAACAATGGCGCGACCTGCTGCGCGACATGCAGCGCAACCCGTCGAGCATAGGAGAAACATCATGCTGACATCGAAGAAACTGGAACTGCGCCGGTCTGAAATCCGGCAATCTCTGGCCCAACTGGCCAACATCGAAAACCCGTCTGAGGACGAGGTGCGCAAGATGGGCGATCTGGATACGGAATACCGTGCCAAGGAAACCCAATATCGCGCGGCCCTTGTGTCTGAGGACGACGAACGCCGGGAAGCGGGGGCCGAACTGGAAACCCGCTCTGACAAGGAATGGGCCGAAATGGCTGGCCGGTTCGAGGTGCGCCAAGTCGCCTTGGCTCTGGACGAAGGCCGCAAGCTAGACGGCGCGACCGCTGAAATGGTGGAAGAACTGCGCAACGTCGGCGGGTTCCAAGGCATCCCGGTTCCGCTTGAGGCTCTGGAAACCCGTACTGGCGAAACGCTGGCGGGCGGTGTTCCTGACCCCGTGCGAACCATGCCGACGATCGACCGCATTTTCGCCAATTCCAGCGCCACGCAAATGGGGTGCCGGATGATTAACGTGGGCGTGGGCGAGGTCGAATACCCCGTGGCCACTGGCGGCGCGCAACCGGGCTGGGCTGGGTCTGAGACTGGCGACGTTCCGGGGCCGCAAGCCTACACCACGGTGGACCGCCCGATGAAGCCGGATCAAACGTTGGGCGTTCAAATGAAGATCACCCGCAAGGCGCTGAAACAGGCGGGCGCGGGCCTTGAGCAAGCGGTGCGGCGCGACATGAGCGCGGCAATCCAGCAAGAGACGGATCGGGCCATTTTCCTCGGCTCGGGATCTTCGGGCGAGCCGCTGGGCATCTTTCCCGGCGCTTCCGCCTACGGCATCACCGAAACCGCAATCGACGCGGCGGCGTCTTATGCAGCGTTCCGGGCGGCGGCGGTGCGGTTCATGACGGCAAACGCGGCTAACAGTCTTGGCGCGGTTAATCTGCTGCTGCGCCCTGAAGTGTTCGACGGCATGGATGAACTGATTAGCGGTCTGGCAATCTCGGAATGGGATCGGCTGGTTGCCAAGATGGGCAAGGTTGTGCTGACCACGAATGGCATCACGGCCCCGGCTGGTGGCCCCCCTGTCGAGTCCAAGTCGCTGTTGACCACGACCACGAACGGCGTGGCCCCGGTGTTCTGCGGCATGTGGGGCGCGGTGGACGTGATCCGCGATCCGTATTCCGACGCCAAGTCTGGGCAACTGCGGCTGACCGCTTTGACGACCATGGACGTGACCGTGGCCCGTGGGGTGCAGCTTGAAATCCTGACCGGGGTGCAGTGATGCTTTGGGGTGGTTCGCTAGGCGGGCTTGAGGTTCGCCAAGAGGGCGAGGCGGTGCGCGTGGCGGGCCGCTTCCCCTATGACACCCGGACGGAACTTGCGCCGGGATACTTTGAAACCATTGCGCGGGGGGCCTTTGCGTCCCGCGTGAACTCTGACGACGATCTGCATTTTCTGAGCGGTCACGACTTTGAAAAGCCGCTGGCCAGCCGCAAGGCCGGGACGCTTGAGGTGCGCCAGGACGATGGCGCTCTGATCTTCGAGGCCACGGTTGCGGGCAACACGACATGGGCGCGGGACTTTCTTGCGGCCCATGAGGCGGGCTTGATCCGGGGGCTTTCACCGGGCTTTCGCGTGTCCAAGGGCGGCGAACGTGTCACCCGCGACGGCGACGTGGTGCATCGCAAGATCGTGGACGCGGCGCTGGTGGAAGTCTCGGCGGTCACGCGCGGGGCCTATCCCTCGGCGCAAATCGAGGCGCGAAACTGGGAGGCTGGTCAATTCATCCGTGCCCCCGTTCCGGCCGCAATGCGGTGGAGGGCCTGACATGACTGACCTGTTGCAAGAGACTGAGGCAACCCCGGCCAGCTATCCCGCCAGCCCGTCCGGGCTATCGACCCCGGCGGCGGCGCTGGATGCTGAAATGATCTGGGAGCGGATCGAGGCATACACCCGGACCCGCTACACGGCCCGCGAGGTGGTGTGGACTGTCGAGGGTGGCGAGGGTGAGAACTGGACGCCCCCGCTGTCGCCTGTCGCGTCTCACACGGCTGAGAAATGGGAAAGCGGCGCATGGGTATCCACGGCACTACCTGACGGCCCTGTGGGCCTGTGCCTGCCCTCTGACGGCGTGTTCAAGGTCACGGCGCAAGTGGGCGCTGGCGACCCGCCTAGGGCTGTCTCTGAGGCGTTCCGGCGGCTGGCCGAATACATGGCCGACGATACCGACCGGGCGGGCGTGTCCAGCTACAGCGTCAACATGGGTGGCGCGATCCAAGAAAGCTATCAGCGCAGCGCGGCCCATGCGGCCCGTGCGCTTCAAAACAGCGGGGCGGCTGATTTGCTGCGCCCATATCGGAGGCAGAAATGATCTGGCCATTCAAACGCAAGACTGAGACGCGCGCGGCATCCTCGGCGGGATACTCTGCGCAAATGATCCACGCCCGGACGGCCTACATCACCGGCACGGGCGGACGGGCCGAACTGACGGCAACGGTGCAGGGGGCGGTCACGCTCTGGGAAAACGGCTTGTCTGTTGCTGACGTGGACGGCACCGACCTGCTGACCAAGCGGACGCTGGCCATGGCGGGCCGGATGCTTGCCCTGCGGGGCGAGGCGCTTTTCTACATCACCGACGACATGCTTATCCCGGTGTCGGATTGGGATTTGTCCACCCGTCTGTCGCGGCCCACGGCCTACCGCCTGACTTTGCCCGATGTGGGCGGCGGCAAGACCATGACCGCGCTGGCGGGCGAGGTGCTGCACTTTCGGATCGGCGCGGATGCAACACAACCGTGGTACGGGACGGCCCCGCTTAAGCGGGCCAGTCTTTCGGCTGACCTGCTGGAAATCATCGAGCGGGCGCTTGTCGAGGTGTATGGGGACGCCCCGCTGGGATCGTCCATCGTGCCAATGCCTGAGACACCCGAAACCGACCTTACGGACATTGCACGGGGCTTTCGTGGATCACGGGGCCGGGTGCTGGTGCGAGAATCGGTGCAGGTGCAGGCGGCGGGTGGACCGGCCCCGGCGCAAGACTGGCGGGCCAATGATCTGACGCCCAAGCTGGACGACGCGCTGATGGACAAGACGCTGGATCAAGCCCGCGACCAAATTAACGGCGCGTTTGGCATCCTGCCCGGATTGAACAACGCGGCCACGACCGGCCCCATGGTCAGGGAAGCGCAACGCCACCTTTGCCAATGGGCCTTACAACCGATGGCTGAGGCCATGGCGGAAGAAGCGACCGACAAGCTGGGATCGATCGTCACGCTGGACACGCTGCGACCGTTGCAAGCCTTCGATGCTGGTGGACGGGCGCGGGCGGCTGTCGGGATCGTGCAAGCCTTGGCGGCGGCGAAGGAGGCGGGAGTTGATGCTGATACCGTGATGAAGCTGGTGGGGTGGGGCGATGAATAAAGAGATCAAACCCGGCGAGTTTTAGCGGCCATTGCCAGCCAGTTAGGCGGGCTTTCTCCGCCATGATCAGCGCTCTGGCGGAAGCGCAGGAGGCACGGATTGATCCGCGGCCAATTCTGCACATGCTAAATCAAGGATAAAGCGCATGATTAACGTCGAGCCAAATAATGTAAAAGACGTTATCAATCATTATTCCATGGACGCGGCCATGAGCATTGGCAGTTAGGCAAAATTGCCATCCTTGGTATTCACGAAGCTGTTCATTCAGATGCGTGAACCCGTCGGGACGGGCTGTTCGAGGCCATTCATGTGTGTGGATTCGTAAGGATCTGTCCCCCCGTGATGAGCGAAACTCTGTCTCGGTCATCTGAGACACGCCAGCAAGACGACTCATAAGGGTTGCAGTATAACCCTCTGGGTAATTACAAGGACATAGTTCTTCGTCCGCGTCATCGAAAAGTGCAAATGAAAAGAGAACCTTGCCATCATGCGGCGGTCTTTTCTTAATTTGATCGTCTGTAGGCGCAAGATGCCGCTTCTTAATTTTACCGGCCAAGGAAATCTCAATTCAACGAAGCATAGAACGATTGCATCGTTTCCTTGCGGATTACGTTTCTGGAGGCTTCGTGAGGCGGCAGTTCCCCGCGCGCTTCCAGCCAAGGCGCTTCCTCATGAGTCATGCGCTCAAGCGCAACGGCGCTTTCCACTCCGAAAACGTCCATCACCTCGTCAAGGTGAGTGCGCACTCCTTCGGGAACCTCTGGGCGTGGCACTTGATGGACAATCGGTTGCCACCGATAGTCTCTAAAACGTCCGAATTGGGATGTCAGCACGGGGCCATGCACCCATGCTTGAAAATCTTCTTCAATCAAAGGTTCACCATGAAGTGCAAGCCACCACGCCTGCGCATAGTAGCAAAGCTTCTGGAGTTTCAGGTGTGTGAGCGCTTCGCCACGATAGCGCGCTTCGCACAAGAGATAGTCAGCAAGCTGATTCGCTGTGAGATATGCCAT